TCGGCGGTGGCGTTCCCCCGCCGCCTGCGGCTTCTAAAACGGCCACGCGCTTTTCAAGATCGTTGATGACCTTCTCCAGCGATCCCTTGACGTGCAAGTGCGACAAGTCGCCGATTCCACGCTCCAAGGAATGCACGCGGGCGGTCAGTTCGGAAACGTCGCCGCCGCCCATGCCGGGACCGGCGCCCTGCGGCGCGGCGAACAGCACCTGCCAGTATTGATCCGACAGCAGCGAGTGATTGCGCGGCGCCGCCGCGGTGCAGAGATACAGCACGCGCCCGGTGCTGACGATATCGCCAGCCTCGTATGCGTTGTTTTCCGAGTAGTCGCCAGCGAACCGACGAACCGGCCAGCGGCCGGACACCGGCTGCGGCAGCAGCGCGTCATAGATCGACTTCACTGCCGGCACGAGATCGACGTCAGCCACGCTGCCGTCTGACATTTCGATTACGAGGCCGGCATCCGCCACGGTGACGTGGGTGATGCCGATGCCGGGATCGCCCTTCTCGCCGCGCGGGCCGGGCTTGCCGGCCTTGCCGCGGCCGACGGCCAGCTGCCAGTCCTCGCCGGGAGGTTCGGCGCTGGTGGCTCGCAGGCAGCGCCATAGCGCGCCGTCCTTCGTCACGAGATCGTGCGGCTCGTACTCGACGCCTTCGGTCCACACGCCGCGCATGATCGGGATCGGCAGCGCAACCTCGGACACGCGCTCGTCGCCGCGCCCCAGCGTCTGCTTGAACGCGAGCTTGCGGTCGCTGCCGGACACCTCAACCGCCGTCACGCCGACCGCCCGCTCCTCCCACGAGTCAGGATCGGTGAACGGGTCGCCGTACGCGACGCGCTTCGCTTGATAAGTCGTGCCTTCGAAGTGCAGGCATTCGCCAGCCGGGAACTCCCGGGCGAAATCCCACGAGCGATGCACGGTGCCAAGCCGGGCGAGGTCGACGCCGTCGCGCCCCGGCTCGCCCTGTGAGCCACGCAGACCATCCACGCCGCGCTCACCCGGGTCACCCTTCTGACCGGGCGCCCCCGGATCCCCGCGCTCGCCCTGCGGCCCCTGCGGGCCGCGGAGCATGGCCCGCGCCTGCTCGTCCGCGAGTAGCTTTGCCGCCACCAGCGCCGGATCGGCGTCGCGCCCCGGGTCGCCCTGCGGACCGGGCATGCCACGCTCGCCCGGGTCGCCCTTCTCGCCGCGCTCGCCATCGCGCAGCATCGCCAGCCGTTCGGTCGCCCGCGCGATCAGCGCGTCGAGCGAGGCCGCCCGAGCCAGCACGATGTCCGCGAACTCCGCGCGGTGCGTGGCTACCGCCTTCCGCACCTCCTCGCCCATGAGGTCGAGCAGCACCTCGGAATCCTGCTCCCGGGCCACCTGCAGCGCCTTCACCTGCGACGCAAGCTCGCCCTGCTGGTCGAACGCGCGAGCGATGGCGGCATCGAGCCGGGCCGTTTCCTCGCCTAGCACCTGAGCGATGGCAGCGGCGATTGCTTTATCCATGATTGGCGGCCCTGTACGTCTTGAGTGCGCGCCGGAGCGCGAGCGCTGCCTTTTCGGCATCGGCCTCGTCGTCCTCCGGTTCGTCGTCGTCTGGTTCATCCGGCTGCGATGCCGCGGCCGCGGCCGTTGCCGCAGCCGTTGCCGCAGCCTGCTCGGCCTGCGCCTTGGCCTGCTGCTCCTTGGCCTCGCGTTCCTCGCGATAGAAACTGAGCGGCACCACCTGCTGCTGCACGCGCGGCTCGTCGCCGTCCTCGACGGCCGGCAAGCCCTCCTTCGCGCGCGCCTCGTTCGGCGAGTAGATGCCGCCCTGCACGGCGCGGGTCAGCCCATCGATCCGCTGCAGCATGTCGGAGCGCAGCAGCACTTCGGTATCGAACTCGACATGCTCGGTCACCGGCAGCTTAAAGAAATCGCCGATGCTGGCCTCGACATGGTCGAGCAGGAAGCCCAAGCCCGACGCGAGCCAGAACCGCATGAGCGTTTCGGTATTGTTGAACGTCGCTGCCTGATCCGCCTCGCCCACGAGCATCATCGGCACGCGGAACACCCGGCAGATATCGCGCAGCGACATCTTGTAAGCCTCGATGATTTGCGCGTCCTGCGCGGTCATCGACAGCGGCGCCCATTTGAGTCCCCACGATAGGATCGGTACGCCGCCCGTGTTGAGCGACTTGGACTGCTGCTCCCATACCTCGCGCAGTCGCATCACCTGTTCCTTGGTGAGCTTTTCCTCCGTCGACAGCACGCCCGACGGCCGGCTCATGTTCGCGTAGAACCGCGACATCGAACCGCCGATGGTGCCGTTCAATTCGGCCGCGTTCATTGCCGCGGTGAGCGGCGACTCGCCCACCAGCGGATCGCGCGTGGTGTGCATGCGGACGTGCAACAGATCGCGCGGCTGCACGATCTGATCGACGTCGATCAGCGGGCCATTCGGCAGCTGATACTGGTTGATCGCGTAGGCGTAAAAGCCCGGCACCTCGACCGAACGCACCACGCGGATCTGCCTCGGGTCGAGCAGATGAAGCTCGTCCACCTCATAGCGATCATTGCGCGTGGCGAACGCGTACAGGTTGCCGTGCGTGAGCAGCGAGCGGACGCCATTCAGCATGAAGTCGCTGCGCGTCTGGTAGCTGTTCGGCTTGTGCAGCACGCGCGACAGCGCGCTGGTCGTCACCGCCTCCCAGCCGCCCGCAGCATTGCGCCGCATGTGCATGCCGGGACATTGCGCCGCCGTCTGCGAGTAAGCCGCGAGGCATGCCTCCACGATGGGCAGCTGCGCGGTCCAGCGAGGCATCCGCCCCTGCTGCCACCACGACCAGTCCCACGAGGTATCAATCCAGCCGTCCGGCGTCACCTGCACGGCGGATTTGCGCAGCGTCGGGAGTAGCGAACGAACTCGCTCAATTATGCTTGGCACGACGCGATCCTTTCGTTGGGTAGTGACGCGCCGGACCGGCCACCATCACGCGCGTTGCGTATTCGCCGGGCAGCGCAGCCACCATGGCCCGAGCCTCCGGCGGTTCCGCCGGGCGAAGCTCGTGCGCCGAATGCTTGCGCAAGTCCTGCCCCCATCCGTCCAATTCGGCGGCGCGCACCGCGGCCTCGTCCGGCAAGGCTACAACCTTGCCAGAGTCCGGTCCGCGGTATGCCCACACCAGACAGATCACGGCGGCGAGGCGGCCGGCACTGCGATGGCGTTGCTGTCCGCCGAAGTCGAACCGCCGGTATTGGTCGCCGTTTCCGTGACCGTCACCGACTTGCCCTGCTCGGCGGCAGTGATCTGATACGTCAGGCCCGACGCGCCAGCGATGGCGGTGCCGTCAGCCTTCCACACGCGAGTCACCACCGGGGCCGGCGTGCCGGTCCACGTTCCCGGCGTCACGGTGAGCGTGTCACCGAGTGCGGTCGTGCCAGCCAGAACCGGTGCGGTCGTGCTGACCGGCTTCACCGGAGGAATGGCATCGCCTACCCCCCAGCCGTTCAGCTGCTTCTCGATAGCGCCCTGCGGGACGCCCCATCCGTTCATGCCGTAAGGAATCATGCGCGCGCTCCTGTGAACCGAAAACGGGGCGACGGGAATTACTCCCCGCCGCCCCGCGTGTCATCGACCGGAGCCGATGCTTACCAAGTGACGGCGGTGCGGACCTGCGTCAGCGCCGGCCGCAGGACAGCCCACGACAGCGGCATGATCATCCGCAGTGCAAGCGTGTCCGTCTGGTACAGCGAGCGCACCGGACCCTTGGTCGTCGCGGTGACGGCCTCGGTCACGTTGCTGATTTCCTCGATGCCGCCGGAAGCCGCGTCGATGGTCGGGTCCGTGGTGTCCTCGTTGATCTCGATGATCGTGGCCTGATCGGAGGCCATGAACATCGGAGCGTCGAACGCGCTGGCGAAGTCCGCCGCGTCCACGAGGAACACGACCGACGACGGCACGTTGATGCTCGTCAGCACCGGGACATTCAGGAACCGGCCAGCACGAAGCTCGTCGGCGAACATGAATCCGCCAGCGACCGTCTGCACGAACGAAAGCCCCTGCACGCGCGCCGGGTGCATGATCCAGACCGGCGAACGTCCACCGCGACCGGTGGCAAGCGCCTGCGTCATCGTGCGGATGTCGGTGAGGATATCCGCCAGCGTGCCGGTGCCGGTCTGCGCCGCAGTCGTCGCGCCGACCTGAATGCCGGCCGGGCGAACGCCCACGACCGCCGCGCCGCTGCCGAGCAGTGCCGCGTCGATGGCCTCGCCGGTGTCATCGACCATCGCCTTGCGCACGATGGTTTCGATGTTCGGCGTGGACTGCTCCACGATCTCGCGCGAGAACGTGCTGATGACCGCCATCTTGTAGGCGTTCAGCGTCTGCGAGGTGAAGCCGAGCTTTTTCACCGGGATCAGACCGGCCTCGGCGGTGAACGCGCCGGCCAGCGTCGGCGTTGCGGTGCGGCCCGGGATCTTGACCGAGTGCGCGCCGTTGAAGTTCAGCGACACGCCGCGGGATGCCAGCTGCGGGTAGATCGACACGGCGCGCAGCAGGTCCATGAAACCCTGCACGTCATCGCGCACGAGATCGGCGGCCCAGCCCTGCACGTTGGTCTTGGCGGGATCGACAACCGACTTCACGACTTCCAGCGCTTCGGCGTCGCGCGAATACAGGGCTTCGGCGACTTCGGTCACCGGGCGCTGCTTGACGTGCGACACGAGGCGGGACACCGCCGACTTCACGAGGAAGTCGCCAGCGTCACGAGACTTGCTGCGCTGGCCGATGACGGCGGGCGCATTGGCGGCGGCCTTCGACGCGAGGCTGCGCTCGGCGGCCTTGTACGTGTCGAGAGCCTTCTGCTTCGATTCGATCTGGTCCTGCGCGACGGCGATCTGCGCGCCTTCGTCGTCGGACGGCTCGCGGCCTTCGGCCTCGCACGCGATGAGGATGGCGGACACGCCGTCTTTGATCTGGACACCTTCGCGCGAAAGCGCGTCGATACGGTCACTGGTCTTCATTGAGGTAACTCCCGGTGGGATTTGAGTGGATGCCTTGCGAACGGAACCGGCGACACTGCCGGGAGTCACGCGCGAAGCCTCTCCCGGCGATACGGCTACAGGCCGACCGGCAGCGGACTTCACGGCAGTGATGGTGGCCTGCGCGTTGGCAGGCAGGGTGACAGTGGACAACTCCATCCACTCCCACTCCAGAAACTTGAAACCGTCCCACGGCTTCTGCGGATCGAGCGGCTCGTGCTTGAGCGAACGGAAGCCGATGGAAAAGCCCTTCACGAGCTTGGCCTTGATTTGCTTCCACGCATCCTCGACGTAGTCGAGGCCGCTGTCCTTGGCGATGCGCGCCTTCACGGTGATGCGCTTGCCGTTGACGGCAGCCTCATACACCTCGCCGATGGGCATGCGCGAATCGTGCTGGTGCAGCAGGGGCAGCGGCAGCGTGAACTTCGCGCCCTCCGGCACCACGACATCGTTCATGCGATCCGGGCTGATCGTGCTGGCGATGCCAGTCAGGATGCGTTGCTCGCCGTCGTCCTCGACAGCCTTGATTTCCAGCAGGCCATAGGCGCGTTGCAGGTGATCGGACACGGCAGACTCCCTTGTCGCTGCCGGGCCGGTAACACCGTCGCCCGATGCGGTTACTTATTCGGCGGTGCTGGCGGCATCCGAGGAATCGGCGGCGGCAGTTGTGCGCGTTCGCGCTTGCCCGGTCGCTGACGGTCGGATGCAGTCATGCCGCGCGTTTTAACACCGGCACCCGTACCGGTCAAGAGATCATCGCCTCCGGGTCCGCCATGCCGTCCGCCGTGAGAACCATCCAACGGCTAACCGCGGTGATGAGCGCGACAGCCAAGTCAATCCGCGCCGCGGAATCGTGCTTGTTTTTCCGCGGGAAAATATTGCCCTTCTGATCCTCCTGCACCTCGACGCACGCGAGGCAGTAAGCCAGCACCGGGTTGCCGTCGTGCCGGACGCGCCCCTCGCGCACCATCGCGTCCAACTCCTTCATGGCCGGGCTGAAGTTCGCGACCGTCGGCCGCAACTCGATGACCGGGATGCCGTGCACCTTCTCCAGTCGCGACGCGAGATTGAGTGCCTGCCACGGGTCATACGCGACGTCGAGGATGCGGCCCTCGTTGCCGAGCGCCACGATATCCGCCTCGATGGTATCGAAGTCGGTGGTCTTCACGCCGGCCACCTTCAGGCCGCCGGAATTCACCCACACCGGCATCGCCGCGATCTTGGAATTCTCCACGGTGTCCGACGGCAGATAGCCGGTAGCCCGAACGTACAGGTAGGTGAAGTCGCCCTCGCGCACCGGGTAGATCGCGACCATGGCGGCGAGGTCGTGCTTCGTCGCGAGGTCGACGCCGACGATGCACTCGCGGCCTTCGAACTCGGCCCAGTCCAGACCGTTGTCGCGGCAGGCCGCCCAGTCGAGCGGCGACAGCCATTGCTGCGTCGCGTTGGTCCAGAGATTGAGATGCTTCTGCAGGAACGGCGCCTCCTCGGACGGCACCGCCGCTGCGCGCTGCGCCAGCGACTCGATCATGTCGGGGAACACCGACACGCCCCAATTCGGGTTTGCCTTGATCCACGTCTCCGGCTTCTTCCAGTCGTCCTCCGGGTCGGCCGCGTAGATGATTCCGAAAAAGCGTTCGTCGGTGACCGAGCCGTCGAGAACGCGCTCGGTGTAGCGCCATTGCTGGTAGCCGATGCCGGACTGGTCCGAGCCGGCCGTCGTGATGCAGAGCATGAGCGGCTGCGCGCGCTTGCCGAGCGCCGTCTGCAGCACGCTGAACACCTCGCCCGATTTGTGCTGCGCCACCTCGTCCAGCACGGCAAAGTGCACGTTGAGTCCGTCGAGCGTCGAAGCGTCGCGTGACAGCGGCTTGAAGATTGCCGCACCGCCCGGTTCGATGATCGAGTGCCGCGCCACCTCGATGCCGAACCGCCGCAGGAAGTCCGGCTCGCGCTCGGCCATGATGCGCGCGGTGTCGAACACGATGCGCGCCTGATCCCGGGTCGTGGCCGCGGAGTACACCTCCGCGCCCGCCTCGCCGTCGAGCGCCAGCATACATAGCGCCAGTGCCGACACGGTCGCCGATTTGCCGTTGCCGCGCGGTACCGCCACAAACGCCTGCCGGAAACGGCGGAACCGCGTCTCGCGGTCAACCCACCAGAACAAACTGCCGAACACAAACAACTGCCACGGCTCCAGCTTCATGCGCCGGCCCGCAAGCGGCCCCTTCACATGGCGGAACATCTGCATGGCGCGCAGCATCCGCTCGCCCGCGGGAAAGTCGATGGTGAAACGGAACGTGCCGGCGTTGTCCTTCTCGACGTCATCGAAGTGACGCTGCACCGCCTGCATGGCGAGATGCCCGACCGGGATCCGCCCGTCGTGCACGTCCTGCGCGTACTGCAACGCGCGCGCGCAATTGGGGTAGCCATGCGCTGCAAGGTCCGCGTAGTCGGGAACCGTAAACGCTCCCGGCGGCGG